TTACAGCTTTGTTCTCGCTTCGAGCTCATCGATGCGGCGAATGCGGTCGAGAAGAATCTCATCCTTTTTGACGTACACCCTTATCAGGCGTTCGACCTGGTCCTCGCTCCACGTAAACATTTCAGCGATTTCGCGGACCGTTAGGCCAGCCATATACATGCGTGTGGCAGCTGTTCCGCGCAGGTCATGGAAGTGGTGATCGATTCCAGCTTTGAGCTTGGCGGGGCGGAATGAAGCATCAAAGCCAGTCTTCCAAGGATGACCATCGCTGTTGGTCAGGATGGTGGTAGCCCGTTTCGGTATCTCGGCGAGAAGTTCGCGCAGCTCACGATACAGCGGGATGACAGCAGTTTTTTGGTGGTTGCTTTTACTCGTGCGGCGCTCAATCGAATTCGTCTGCACATGTGACCAGGACAGCTTGAGAAGGTCCGATTTACGCAGACCGGTCAAACTGGCCAATCGCACAGCCCACATGACCTCCTTAGAGGCGTACTCTGACAAGGCTTCAATGTCTTCGGGCAGCCAAATAATATCTGCTCGGTTGCTCTTGTAGAGGCGAGGAATGCCTGTACAGGCGTTCGCTTGGAGACGGCCTTCAGCTACGCCAAACGACAACACACGCGATAAGGCTTGAAGAGCCATGTCAGCTTGTCGTGGGCTATGTTTATAGCGATCTCGCCATTGACGGATTGCCACACGAATTAGCGGACGATCAAAAGCGCCGATGGTGGTCGATCCGAAAGTTTCGGTCACGCTATCGAGAAATGGTATCCAGTTCTTTCTCGATTTATCAGCCAGCCTTTTCCAGTCATCTGAACCGCGATAGTCCGCAACAAGCCCACTGATTTTTCTGATATCGGGTGCAGTGGCCTTGTTTGTTACCTCAGCCAGTTCCTGAAAGAATGCAGGCGTGCCTATTTCCGCTTTAATGCGCGGTCCACCACGCCATGCATAAACATAGGTGGAGCCATTGCTTTTAACGATGTGAACGCCCTTAACGGGAAGCATGGCCATTATTCAGTAGCTCGGAAATCTCTGCATCAAGCGCGATGCTGTCAGCCTGCGCAGCACTTACGTTTAAAGGCAAGATCGTGACCTTGCCGTCTGGAGCGATGTCTACGCGATGATTGCCCGATAGGATGGCTCGTTGAACCAGTGTTGTTAGGCTGCGCCTGTTGGAAGTTGGGGCTCTCATAGGACATGTTCTCCTAGTGCATTGCGGATGCGAATTCGGCCCAAGGGCGTCAGGCGGATCAGGCCATTTTCGGTGAGGGTGCTGTCGGTGCCGATGGCGTCGTGGATCTGTTTGACCAGACGGGCCATCAGCGGGGACTGGCGCAGGAAGGGAAGCTTCATGAAGGCGTCGTCGTGCGGGAAATCTTTGGCATCGACGCCGTCACGGTCGGCTTCCATCTGGGCCAGCATCCAAGCGGCGGCTGGTGACAGGGCGAGGGAGGCCTGAAGGGTGATGGCCCGCGTGTCCTCGATGGCAGCACAGGCGCGATCTGCCAGCTCCTGTCGCAAGAAGATCAGCATGTCGCGGCTCCTTCAAACAGGTCGAGGTGTTGTTCATGCTCGCCATAGGTGACGCGGGATTCTGAAATGATCCAAGTGCGGTGGCCGGTCTTGTCGTGGTGACGGGCGGCGACGCCTTGGGCGTTGCGGCCTAGCCAGTGAACCTTGTCACCGTGACAGACCGTGCATCCAGCCTGTAGCGTCATGGATATGGAGCGAGTGCGCTTGTTCATGAGCGCGTCCACATAGCGATTGCTGCGGGTAGGCCTGCAGCGTGGTCCTCTGGTGTGCCTTCCCAAAGGGCAGGCACGAACTTGAGGGTGATACCGCCTGCTGCGCTGACAGGGCCAAAGAAGGCGTTCTGTTCAGCGCACCATTGTACGGCCGTATCGAAATCGGGTGCAGGATGAACATCGTCTGGGCCGATGACATGAACCATCCAGAGCGGATTGATCAGGGCTTGGGTCATGCCTTCAGTCCCATGTTCAGTTCGTGGGGGTCGCAGTCGAAGAGGTCGGCGACGGTGCGGATGCTGTAGCCAGCAGCGAGGAACCATCGCGCCCAGACGAGTAAGCGCGGGTTACGGTCCAGCAGGACGGGTTTGTCGCAAGGATCAAAGGTCATGCGGCCAGTTGCTCCTGTGCGGGCGGCTGGCTGGCCAGTTCGTGGTCCTTCAGCTGCTCGATGATGCGTTCGGCATCGATCCAGTCCTGTGCGATCGGAGCGGGCAGGGTGCCGATGACCTCGGGGCGTTGCTCGATCAAGTTCTGAAGGACGCGGCGCATTTCGTGCGCGGCACGGGTCAGGGCGCTGTCGATCGGGGCTGGGCATTCGAACACCGCCAGCCACAGGTCTTCCTTGCTGTCGAAGTTGGCGAAGATGGCACCTGTCGATAGGCCTGCCTTCTTAGCAATGTCGCGGATGGTGCCGTTGCTGTTGAAGCTGCCCGGTGCGGTCCAGACCGTGCGGGCGGCGTCCATGACGCGCTGGCGGGTACGCATCTTGGCAAGGGTGCGTTTGTTGGTGATCTCAGCGGTCATGTGGCGCTCACAGCGTCTGGAACGATGGCCTTGGCCACGTTCAGCAGGGATTGTTGTTGGTCGGGGCGCATGCGGCCAAACAGGTTGGCGAGGCGCAGTCCGATGATGGATTGGCCCATGTTGGCCAGAGGGTCGGCGACAGCGGTGCCATCGGCGCGGATGGCGGGCAGCAGGTCGGCGGGTTCAATGCCGATGTGCTGGCGCAGAACGGCCAGAGTGGACAGCGACAGACGGGTTTCACCGTTCTCGTATTTCTGGATGGCCTGATGGGACAGGCCGACACTGGCGGCCATTTCCTTTTGGGTCAGACCTTTGGCCATGCGGGCTTGGCGCAGGCGGCGGCCGATCTCGACATCGAGGGATTTGTTTCCCATCAGCAGCAGCTCCGGAACAAGTAGGTTGCCGCGCCATACAGAATGGCGGCGGCGATGATTGCGACGAGGACGCGTTTACGGTTGCGGGTCACGCGGCCCTCCAGACGCGCCAAGCGATGAAGGCGAAGATCGCGCCACAGACAGGAACCTGGATCACTGCATCGATCCACGCGCCGACGATCACGGCAACAGCGGCACCAACGATCCACGCCCATACGGGCACCACAGGGCGGCGGCGGGCCATAAAGCGGACCTGAAGGGCAGGGCGGTGGGCATCCAGGGCTTCACTGCCGATGATGCGCTTTTGAGGGTGTGCCATGGTCACAGCTCACCCGGCTTTGCGTAGTTTTCACCGCAGAACGGGCAATTACTGGCGAGCATGATTGGCGGCTTGCCCCGTTTTTTGCTGTCGATTTTCTCTGTTGTAACAATGACAACGTCGGGATTTCTGAACATGGTCGAGACCAGTCGGGCATTGTGTTCGCGCAACATCTCGTTTGTTTTTTGGATACAGTCGCACATTAGATTTCACCCAAGGCCGACAGGTACAGATCGAGGATGGCTTCCTCTTCCTGTCGCTTGGCCTTGTCCTGTTTGCGCATACGGATGACCTTGCGCAGGATTTTGACGTCAAAGCCTTCGCCCTTGGCCTCTGCGAAGACCTCCTTCATGTCCTCAAGGATGGCCTTCTTGTCCTCCTCGAGGCGCTCGATGCGCTCGATGATGGTGCGAAGGCGGCCTTGGGCGGCGGCGGTCATCACGTCCGGATTATCGAACGCGGCCTCATTCGAGATGGGATGGCCGCTCATTCGGGCTGGGCCTTCTTGGCCGAGCCACCTTTAGCGGCGGCAGTGCGGGCCAGAGTGCGGTTTTGCGAAAACGAACGCTTCTCTGCGGGCACAGAGCCACCGCCCTTGCGGGCGATCTCTACGCGGCGTTCGGGCGACAGGCTGGCAAAGCCGCGCTTGTGAATTTGATTTGGAAATGCGGGCATTGGTCCCCCCGTTCAACGACAGGGGGAACGTCGGATAATCCGACGATTTAGTCAATATAAAAATGTCGGATAATCCGACGTTCTTAAAACCTGTTAGATTGAGCCGCCATCTTTGCTGAGCAATCGAGCGTGATCATTCAGGAGCTGCTCGAGTTTGCGTAAGCGTTCTGCGTCTTCAGGGGGCATAAGCAATTCATACGGACGTATGCCTAGCCAGTTGGCTGCTTCGTCCACGGATTCCTGAGTGTACCGTTGTTTCAGGTTCCAAAGATCGCTTGTTTTGGCTCTAGACCAGCCAAGATCACGCTCGGCATCGGCCTGTCGTTTGCCGTGAATTGCTGCGTGTTCTGGAAGGTACCAGCGATGGCTGAGTTCTTCTGTTGGCGTCGAGGCGCGCTTTGTCCGCTTAGGCTGCATGGTTTGCAGTCTGATTTTGTTTGATAATCTTGTCGGTACCAATAATCCGACGGAATCGCCTTGACTCAATCGTCGGATAATCCGACGTTCTGGTCATGAGCAAGATTGCTGAATGGCGAAGAAAGTCAGGCTTAACCCAAGCGGATTTGGCAATCCGACTGGGTTTCAAATCTCGTGCGCATGTAAGCGCTCTTGAGAATGGCGCTGAAAGGGTATCGGCCGAGATGGCCATCGCCATCGACCGCCTGACTTCCGGCGAAGTATCTGTCTCGACGCTGCGCCCTGACCTGCATGACGTGCGCGTCATCTCTGCACTGGCTCCCTAGACATGAGTGCGGGGGGTGTTGCGTATTGCGATGATTGCGGATGGCAGGCGTGCCTGTCTGATGCAGGGTGCTGCCTTAAGGCAGAAGGCGCTGCGCTGGATATATGCCCGTCCGAGTTGGAGTTGATGCTCCACCAGCCAGAGATGGAGGTTGTTGCCCTCTCTGCTGCCGAGTTGGAAGACCTCGCCAGCGCACTGAAATCTAACAAGTTATCCACAGGCGACGGTGTCGTACCGCCCTGTGTCAAAATCGGCGTCCCCCTAACGTCGATGCCTGCCGGTGCGGGGTTTACCGCCCCCACCCAGCCCTGTGCCGGCAGGCCCACCAACTTCTCGCATGACGGTGATTTTTGATTATCGTCATGCATGACCTGATCCGCCGACTGCTGAGGCAGCTTGCGCTGGACCGAGAGCGTGGTTGCGCCGCGCAGGGATGAACCCTGCATCCGCCCACCATCGGGTTGCGGTTCAGCTTTGTCTGACACCTCCAACTGTGTGCCGTCCGGCCCATTCCGCCGGGACGATACAGCTTTCGCCAGACGGCCCGCAGCCGTCAGAGCGGCTGTTCCTACGCCCAAAGCGCTGACCCTTTCCGTGTGTATCGCCACGGTCATCGGTATGCCTTTTGCCAACGCTGGGCCGGATTGCGCCACAGCGAATGCCTTTGTGCGGCCTGTGACCTAACAGCGTCACGCGGATTCGAAGATCGAGAATCCACTTGAACATTCGCCAACACGCCTATCTGGCGCGCGCCCTGCAGGATGCCTGTGGGGGCGCAGACCGTTGTGTGACCCTTTTGGAAGGCACGCCCTTCGCTATGGGCCGGACGGCCATGTACGGGTGCCGCTCGTCCGAGGACGGCAAGACGATGCCGATCGGGGCGCTGCACCTGCTGGAGCAGGCGTGCGGGGAGCCGATCTATAGTCAGGCGCTGCTCAATGCCGGACCCGCACCCAGCGAGGCCGAGTGCGCGATCAGCGAGGCGTGTGAAGCCTCCGAGACGATGGCTCGGGCGCAGTCCCTGATCCGCAAGGCGGGCGCGGACGGCATCTATACCGAACACGAAAAGCGCGACATCGAGCCGGAGCTGCAGCGGGTGGAAGCCCATGTGCGCAGCATCCGAGCGGGCATGGAGGGCGCGAAGTGAGCATTGCCCCCGCCCAGACATTCAAGACCCCCGAGCATCGCCGCACATATCAGCGGGTCCGCCGTGAAAGCCGCTGGGCTGGTAGCGAGCGGTGGCAGTCCATCAGTCTCGAGCACGGCAAGGACATGCTGTTGGCGTTGACGGTCTATCGCGAGAAGCTGCGCCAGCCCGGCCAACGCTGGGGCGCAAAGGGCACCATATCGTCAGGTGCGGTCGAGATGTACCGGCTGATGATCAATATGGCGGTGCGCGGGCGAGGGCGACTGGAGCCCAGCGTGGGATGGCTGGCCGAGAAGCTGAACGTACCGGCCAAGGTCATCCATGCGTGGAAGAGCCAGCTGAAGGAGCATGGCTTTTTGCGATGGCAGCGGCGCTATGTGGAAAGCGGTCTGAGGGGGCGTCGCGGCCCGCAGGTCAAACAGATCTCGAACGCCTATGCCCTGATGACGCCGACCAAGGCGTGGGAGGCCATAAGCAAGATCATCCGCAGACGCCCGAAAGCGGCGCGTGGAGCGGCATCATCCGTTTGCGGAGCGTTGCCCATGACTGCCAAGGCGCAGCGGCTGGAAGCCCAGCAGAAGGCGGGCAGGGCGGCCATGCTGGAACAGTTCGATACCCTCGGCACCCTGATCGCACTGGATAGCGCTAAAAACGACCCGTCCGATCTGGAAGGAACGTGAATCACCTGAGGGTCGAGAATCCCTCCTGATATCTTTTATCTAATGCGTCTCGCTGGTCGCGAGACCACTTTGATAGAAGATAGAAGGCGTCGTCCTGGTCGGACGACCACTTAAACCCCCGATCGATGATGCAGACGGGGTGTTTCCAACAGAAACCGCAGGGCGGACAGGCTCCGCCTGTCCTTTGACGCCCACAGGCTGCCGCGCGAAGCACGGCGGCCGTTTGTGTATGGGGCCAGCGTGGCTGGCTCTTCGAAGGGTGAGGGGTTTCGATTTTCGCGCGCGTGGGGGCGGGCGTAGCGCTTGAAGCTGTCGATGCAATCGCTTGGATCAGACGTAGCGAGCCATAGGCACCGTTAGGTCTGGGACAAAAGGAGGGACGGGCGCGCGGGCGGGGGCGGGCGGCGACCGATTAAAAGCTTGGCTATATTGAATTAGGGCGAGAACAAGGCCAATGCAATAACGCTGTTCGCACCGGAGGATTGATATGGAAACGCTAGGCGGTATTATTGTATTCGCGGCACTGGCTTGCTTTGCCTTAGGGATCGTCAATCTCATCAAGCCGCAAGCTTGGATGAAGATAAAAAAGCGCCGTTATGGGCTTCTGATGATGGTTGGGTCCTTCTTCGCCATAGGTTGGGGAGGATCAATGCTTCCACCTGTCCCTGAAGGCAGTTCAGTTCAGGCCGCTGTTGACCAGCCAGAACCTAAAACACCAGTTCGTGACGGTGTGTCGCAAGAAGAGTTCGACGTTATCTGGACGAACGTCAAAAACCACATGGCTAGATGTGATGGTCCGCTGACGGCGGCAGGAACGGCACTTGAAAGCGGCGATGTTTACACCGCTTACGGCCCGACGAAGTCGGCAGCTGAGGCATGCGAGGCAGCTTGGTTGGACATGGGGAAAATTAGAGTTCCCAAAAGCGCCAAAGGGGATGCCAAAACGGCCCTTAAAGATGCTTTGGATACCTGTAACACAGCTATTTATCTGAAACGCGAAGCCTTGAAGCAGCTTCAAACGGTGCTCGATGGAGATGTCCGCCCATCAGTTATGGAAGACACTAAAGACAAGCTGGAAAGAGGGGGTGGGCTATCGACAAAATGCACCTTTGATTTCCTTGCTGCTGCAACACAATCCAGACTGATATTGCCTGAATTGCAGGAAGCCTTTGATCAAGCGAAGTAGACCAATCATCACCCTGCCGGAGACGGCAGGGCTGTGCGGTTCATACGTGCTGGTGCGATCGACAAATTGATACGCGGGTTTGGACGCGCTGAAGGCACGATGGTCCGTTCGATCACCAGTGAGCAAACGAAGGTGTGACCGCAGGCTTCATCGCCATCAACATTGGTGCATTGAAAACGCAATTCTCTGAATAGTGGCGTCACGGCGCGTGAAGTTCGGGCCTTTGCTATGGAACCACAATGGGGGCAGACCTGCTTAATGGTGCTGCCGCCCTGATGTCTGCGATTGGCATTTGCGCCGCCAAAACGGGTGTCGTTTGCCATCTCATTTCCCGACTGCGCCCCGGCGATATTTTTATCATGTTTCATAATGATTTACCTCTGTTTCTTGCGGGGATATGTCAGGTGTTTGACGTGCGTTGCGTATTTGCCGAGCCACCCAATTCGAGCTGCAGGCTGGTGCCCAGTCCGGTGCTGTTCAGGGTGTGGCGGGTCTCGACCACCAACCAGTTGGCGGCATCGATCACAGGCTTGAAGCCGGTAACGGCGACAGTCTTTTCGGGAAAGATGTCGGGTCGTCCGTGGGCGAGGGTCAGCGAGAACTTGGCGGCACCCCGTTCCAGCCGTTTGTATTCGGCATCGGCGGCACGGCGGGCGCTGGCTGCGCTGGCATAGGTGCGGGCCAGCTTCTTGGCGTTTTCCTCGTCACCGACCACCACCTTTTTACGCTGGCTACCGGCGCGATCGTGCCATTCGGCGATGACACCGGAATAGGATCCGCGCTCGGCAGATTCCCATGTGTGCCGGTCGCCATCCCTGCGGGTGATTGTGGCAAGTCCCAATGGGGCACCGCCGGGGCTTTCCCCTGCGCCACAGGCCATGAATATCAATGCGCCGGCCTTAACCGTCGCCACGGCGTCGTGCATGCGGCCCAGACGTGCAATCAGGGCCGCGTCGGACTCATTGCTCTGGGCCAGATGGGCGATTTCAACGGCGGATTTGTCGTCAGCGCATTTGAGCTGAAGGCCGTTACGACCGGCCAGTTCGCCAAGAATTGAACCCAGTGTGGTCTGTGTCCAGGACTGGACGCGGCGCTGGCGAAATGCGCGGGTCAGATCGGCCGATCGGGCGCGGATGGTCAGGGTGTCGGGTGTGCCTGCGTGTGTCAGCTGGTCCACCTTGTACCGGCCCTTATCGATCAGTTGGGGTGGATTGGCGGTGCCAAGGTCTTTCCAGCCCAGTGAAACCGCGATGATGACACCGGGACGCGGGACGGCCAGTTGGCCGTCATGATCGGAGAGAACTAGAGATAGCTCGTCGGCATCGGTGCCGCGCTTTTCGGTCAGATCGAGACTGATTAGCCGCGGGCGCAAGGTGTCGGCGATATCGACGCCATCCACCGTGATCGCCCATGCTGCCTGACGGTGAACATACTGGCCGGTCATGTTGCGGCCACCTGTTCGGGTTCTTCAGGCATAGGATCGTCCATCCGCTTGAGCGACAGGGTGAAGTCACTGAGGCGCGGGCGGCCATTGTCCATGATCGAACGCTGTGTTTCGTCCAGCGAGGTGATGGCATAGGCACCGAAGATGTGGCCCGAGCCGTCGACCAGCGGGAAGGCCTCGCCGGTGTCGGCCATGGTGCGCAGGTCATCCAGACTGTCGGCCTTGCCGAATCCGACCGGGGCCAGCATGCCGGTCAGGGTGATGTCATCGTCACCGGCACCGGCGAACTGGCCAGCAGGGCGTGCACCCACGCGCTCGCTGGCAGGGTGGCGCCATGAAGACCGACGCTGAAGCTGGTTATAGGTGAGGGTGGGCAGGTCGAAGACGAACATGCCAAGCGTCATCAGGGCCATGACTAATCGAGCCCCTCCGGATCGTCGCCAAAGGTCGACAGGTCGGGGCTGTCGAGCAAAGCCTTGATGCGTCGGGCAAGCGCCGCTTCATCCTGTCCAGGCTGGGCGTAGATATTGATCACCACCTGACCGATCGAGGGGCGAGAGTGATCCTGACTGGCGACGGCCGGAACGGGTGCCGTAATGCGCGGGCCGCTATCGAACGCCATCGAGGGCGAAGCGCCCGCACCCACGGCAAGTGCGGCGGTCATGCCGGCACCGACGCGGGCCACGGCGCTGACGGCACTGCCGCTGGAACGGTTCAAGCCCTGAGCCAGACCGGCCACGGTTTCATCACCCAGTCCGGCAAAGACACGACTGGGCGATCTGATGCCCAGCTTGTTCTTCAGGCCGGTAACCAGTTTGCCGCCCAGATTGGCAATGGTGGACAGCACATTGGGCAGACCGCCCATCAGGCCGTTGATCAGGCCTTTGATGAGGTCACCGCCAATGGTTTTGAACCGCTCGCCCAGATCCGACAGCGCGGGCCAGACCTTCTGGAAGGCCTGTATCAGGATGCCGACCGGCGAGAAGTTCATGAAGACAAAGATCAGGCCCTGAATGGCATTGCTGCCGATCTCCTTGATCTTGGCCCAGACACCGGCAAACCATGGGCCAATCGTGCCCCAGTTTTTGTAGATCAGGTAGACGCCGCCAGCGAGGAGGGCGACGGCGGCGACGATACCCAGAATGATCCACGTCATCGGGTTGGCCAGCAGAGCCGCTGTCCATGCCCATGTGGTGCCGATCATGCCGGTCAGGCCGGCGATAACAGGGGCGAACAGGGCGCTGGATCCAGCCAGTGCGAACTGGAGAAGGGCAAAGGGGCCAAGCACCGCGGCGACGGCCAAAGCCAGACCGCCGAAGATCAGAAGTGCGCCGGCCACAATGGCGAGCAGGACACCGGCCACCTTGATGACATTGGGGTGGGCTTCGGCAAAGCTGGCGAGCTGGGCCGAGGCATCGCGAACCTTTTCAGCCACTTCGCGAATGACCGGCAGGAACTCCATGCCTGCCGTAATGGCCACGCCCTTGATGCCCTCAGTGGCCTGCATCATGGCCCCCTTGGCACCGGACATGCGGTTGGCAAATTCGACGGCCATGGAGCCGGACGTTTTGCTGCTGTCGGCCACGGCATCGAGGTTAGTTTTCAGCACGTCCAGCTGAGACAGCATGGGTGCAATGGCGGCTACGGATTCAGAACCGAACAGCTGGGTCAGGGTCGAGGCCTGTTCATCGGCAGACAGTTTGCTGACCCGTTCCAGAACATCGACAATGGTGCCACCGGCATCGGCCTGCATGGCCTTGGCGACGGCACCAGCTTCCAGTCCGAGCGCCTTATAGGCGGTGACCTGTGCCTTGGTGGCGGCCTTGCCCTTGGTCAGGGCCAGCATGGTGTTCTTGATGCCTGTGGCAGCAACTTCTTCTGCCACACCCATCCCGACAATGGTCGAGCCGAGTGCGGCGACTTCGGCGGCGGCCAGACCGGCGACGCCGCCCAGAGGGCCGACGCGTGTGACAACATCGGAGATAGCCAGCGCCGTGGCGTTGCCGTTATCGCCCAGATAGTTGATCTGGTCGGCCAGCCCGCGCACGGCGTCCTGATTCATGCCAAAGGCCGTGCGCCATGTGGCCATCTTCTGGCCGGCGTCCTCGGCTGTGGTGCCAAAGGCCACGCCCATCTGACCCGCATCCTGTGCGAAGCCCTTCAGCTCTTCCCGAGGGATTTTGGCCTGACCTGCCGCGGCAATGATCTGGGCAATGCCCTCGGCAGGCAGGCCCAGATCACGGGACAGCCCGATCACATCGCGGTTCATCTGCTGGAACTGCTCAGGGGTGGCAAAGTCCACCACCTTTTTAACGTCCAGCATGGCGTCCTGAAAGTTCACGGCGGCCTTGCCCGCCATGACCAAAGGTGCGGCGGCGGCAGCACCGGCTCCGATCGAGGATGCACCAGCTCCGGCAGTGGTTCCTGCAAAGGCTTGAGTGTTGTCATAGCGACCGCGGGCATGGGCCATGCGCGCCTTGCGATCGTTCAGGTCGCCAAGCTTTTTGCGCTGGGCCTCCATCGCCTCGGTGGCAGCGCGTGTTTCGCGGGCGAGCTTGGCCTCGGAGCCGCTGAGGTTCTTTGTCGATAGCCCGGCAGCCGATAGTTTGCCACCCAGATCCTGAAGGGTTCGCACCTGTGTCTGTTCGGCACTCTGAAGCTCGTTGACCTTGTGGCGGGCGATTTCCAGCGCGCGGCTGAGCTGTTTGGTCGGACTGCCGGCAGATGCATGGGCCTTGGCCAGACGGGCGGCTTCAGTACGAGCGGCTGAAAGCGCCTCGCGGGTTTCGCCCAGCTTGCCGGTCAGTTTGCGGTAGTCCGCGATGTTGCTGGCGGATTTTTTAAGTCCGTTTACCTGTTCGCGGGCAGCACGCAGGGCCTTGGATGTCGCGTCGGTATCGTTGCGCACGCCCTTCAGGAACTTGGTGGCATTACCACCAGCGCTCAGGATCATTTGCAGGCGAAGATTACGCGACATCGGTGACTCAGCGTCCCTTGGTTTTGTCTGAGGATTGAAGTTGCCCTATCGCTTCGCTGCTTGAGGGCCGTACATCTGTTTCCAGCGCTCGACGGCGCGGTCACGCCAGTCGAGGATTTCGGAAACTGTCATTGGGTCCATGTTCGACACCGGCCAGTGGAACACGGCGGCGATGTCGGCCATGGCGTCATCGATCATTCGAGGCCAGCTTCGACCTTCTGTTTCTTCTGCAACAAAAAAGCCGCAATCTCTCCGGCAATGGCGGTGCAGTCTTCGGCTTCCATGTCGAGGAATTCCTGTGCGGTAATGACCGGCGAGGAGATGCGCGGAACCACCTTGGACGCCGCAACAACATCGAGGTTGAGCAGGTCGACAATCTTGGCACCGCGCAGGGCACCGCCCTTGGGTTTGCGCAAGGTGACGGCTTTGAAGGTTTGGTCGCCGCGTTTCAGCGGCGTATCCAGATCGACAGAGACAGTCTCGTGGGCTTTGTTTTCAATGACTTCAGCTTGATCGTTCATCGTAAAGGTTCGCTAAATGGGGGCTGATTGGGAAGGGGCAATCATGCGAAGCCGAGGATGCGGCGCTCCTCGGCCATGCGATCGACGCCGTGGACGATGAAGACCTTGTTCAGGATATCGATCTCGAACTCGGTGCGGCCATTGCGGACCTGTTTGTAATAAGAACAGGCGGTCTTGTAGGTGACCTCGGTGTCGCCACCGACCTCGTCGCCACCGGCGTCGATGGCGAAGGTGCGCCCACGCACCGTGATCTCGACGTGGTCGTAACGGCCCTCGGCGGTTTCCTGATAGGCACCGGTGAAGCGCAGCTGGGTGGCATCGACCGCATGTTCGGCAAAGGTGGCATTGAGGGCCGGGATCTCGCCGCCATAGGTGTGTTCGACCTCCAAGGCCTGAAGGCCGGTGAAGATTTTGACGGGGGCGATCATGCCCCCGCCACGCCAGTCTTCGCCTTCCATTTCCAGTGGCGGACGGGTGAAGGTCTTGCATTCACCCATGAAGCTTTCGCCGTTGCCGTGGACCACCATGTCCTTGAGTTTACGCGGCAGGTTCATTGTCTGGTTTCCTAAGGAAATTCAGTCTTCAATCTCGAAGACCTGAGAGTGAAGGTGATCGGATCAGACGGCGAGGGTATTGAAGTCGGCGTAGAACTCGTCGGTGATCTGGCTTTCGACCGACAGGTCTTCCAGCGGCGCGCAGGGCGTGAAGCGATAGCCAATGCGCAGCTTTCCGCCCGCCAGTTGGTCGGGCGTGTTGGCGTCGGTCAGGAAGGCTTCGGCCCCGATGATCTGGCCTGCCGACTTCAGGCGGCGGAACAGGGCGTTGATGCTTTCGACAATGTCGCGCGCCAGTGCGGGTGTCAGGGGGCGGTCGATATAGGGGAAGACGCCCTCGGCAATGGTGTCGCGCAGTACCTGATTGGTGCGCACGGTGCTTTCAAATGCAAAGCGGGCATCGGAAGAGCAGCCACGGTTGCCCCAGAAGCGATAGCCATCGCGGCGGATCAGGCAGGTGATGTCTGCACCATTGAGCAGGCCCGCTTCGGTGTTCTCGTCCTGCAAGTCCCAGCTGACCGGCGTGTCCAGACCGATCACGCCATTCACCGGCACGTTGGAGATTGTCTTGTGGAAGCCGATCTCCTGGTCGATGCGGGCGCGAAGGCCCACGGCCACGGCAGTGGCATAGGTCGGCTGGATCACCTTGGTGAACGGATCGGCGGCGGTAAAGCTGCCAAAGATCAGGAACAGTTCGCGATGGGTGAAGTTGGCGCGGAAGGCACTGGCGGCGGTGACGGTGCGCACAGGTCCGGCCTCGTAATAGGCGACGGCATTCAGGCGTGAGGCCAGCATGCCCAGAGCCTCGCCCACGGCCTGATCGGTGACACCGGGGACGGCAAGGATGCGCGGGCGCAGGCCGGTGATGCTCTGGCTGTCCAGCAGGGCCTGCATTCCGGTGCGCGACCCCGCTGCACCATCGCCAATGATATTTGCGCGCAGACTGGTGGCAATGTCTTCTTCATTGCCGCCTTCACCTTCGGCCACGCGCACCACGACACCGATGGCGTTCACCTGATCACCAATGGCGCGCAGCGCTTTGGCGAGCGTGCCGTCTGCTCCGGCAGCTTCAATGGCCGCGCCGATATCGGTGACGATCACCGGCTTATCCAGAGGGAAGACATCGGCATCCGCAGCAGATGCCGTGGCCACCAGACCCCAGATTGCGGTAGCGGCAACCTGAAGGGTCAGAGCGCCGGTCGTGACTTCGATGATTTTGACGCCATGACGGCGCGGGGCGAGGGCCATGGAAGATGTCCTTGAGCGATCAGATGATGGAAAGGGGGAGGGACTGTGCGATCCGGCGCGGACGGGGCAGGTCGGTGCGGACCAGCTGCAGCTGCAGGCGCGCCGAAGCGCCATCGGTTTCGAGGCGAACTGATTTGAGACGGGCGCGGCGAAGCCAGCGCATCAGGGCCATGGCCGTCGCGCCGTAGAGCTTCAGTCTGGTCTGGTCGTTCAAAGGCTGATCGACCAGCTCGGGTAAGTAGGAGCCATAGTCGCGGCGCATGACGCGAGAGCCGACCGGCGTGGTCAGGATGTCGGCCACCGAGCGGCGGATGTAGTCGTCGTCCAGTTCGGAAATGGCGCGACCTGTAATGGGGGATAGGCCGCTCATTGAGGGCCGCCCGAGACGGCAGAACCCGCTGTAACGCCAGTGTGCTTGTGGCTCTTCAGGCTCTTGCCGGCACCGATCACATCCTGCTCGCCGGTCAAGGTGCCAGAAGCGACCAGATTGCCGGTGATGGTGACTTCGGCCTCGATCGACAGGCCTGCAGGCGCGACCACAGACGCCTTTCCGGCCAGATCAAAGCGCAGTTCGCCCGCGTTCGGATCATAGGAAAGCAGGCTGCCGTCTTTGAAGCGGATGGCGACCTTTGCGCCCATGAACAGCGGAGCCATCTGCGACGAGGGCAGGCTACTGCTGATAAAGGCGCGCTCGATATCGCCTTCGGGGCAGGTGACAGTGACCGGCTGGCCCACTGTGGGCGGGTTCCAGATGGTGGTGTCACCGACCGACATGGACCAGTCGCAGGGCGGGGTGAGGATATCGCCAAGACGGACAATGGCCTTGCCTGCCGCCAGATCGACGCTGTCAACCACGCCGTCGCGGACCAGATCGGCAAGAGCGCGATGGGTTTCAGCCGTCGATGTGGCAGGGGAAGAGCGGGACATGGCTCATTGATGGCCCAGTCCCGGACATCACTCCCGCGCGCGTTGTTGTCAGTTCCACCCGACACAACAAGAAGATGGCTTTGTTAGTGCCCAGCGATCAAAAGGCTTACGCCTTTTCGACCCGACGCTGGGTTGAGTGCCCGCGATCAAAAGGCATGCGCCTTTTCGACCAGACGCGGCATTATGCGCCCGTCACCAAAAGTTCGGCGGGCAGGGTCGGCCATTCGATGGTGAGGGGGAAGCTGTCCTGCTCGGGAACGTCGCGCAGATCCTGTACATACTGGTGGACCAGCAGATAGTCCTCGTCGGTCAGGGTGGTGCTGAGCTGTAACGACAGTTCGCTCCTGTGACGCTCGATCAACCACTGGACCGCTGCGATACCGGCATCCCGTCGCTGGCGGGCCTGCTGGGCCAGCTGCTCGAGGTCCGGCCCTGCCGGTTCAGTCGTGAGCGGATAGCCCTCGCTATCGACATCGAGGACGCGTCCTTCGGAAAGCTCGCCCAGCAGGCGGGCGTGATCGCCCGTACTGATCAGGACGGTGTCCGAGGGCAGGTCATGCGGCCACGAAGCCGGATCATAAAAGGCGCGTGTCGAAGGACTGAATGCAAGTTGGGTCATGGGTTAAACCTCCGGCATGTATTCGCCGCCCCCGCCGCCACCGCCACCGCCAGGTGGTAATCCGCCTCCGCCGGAACCGCCGCTATAGGCAGGGTTGGGACTTCCCTTGGCGAGGCCGATGGCGATCCATTCAAAGCCCTGCATCGAAGGGGAGCTGTCATTGGCCTTGTTGGCGTAGAAAATGATGCGGTCCAGCCACTTGCTGTGGACCTGCATGTACCAGTCGTACTGGACAACGGCCGACGGGTTGCGGGCATTGGCCAGAGCCACCAGACAGCCGCCGCCAAAGGCCACAGGAAGGGTGGCGTGTTGTAAACCCTCGGTCACACTGGCGGTGCTGACACCCCACTGGATGATCAAGTCGGTGCCGGGGATTTGGATATAGCCGCTCGGCCCTATGGACTTGGCAAAGGACCACAGACCAGCAGGTGTGATCGAACGCCATGTATCCTGTCCGGATTGGGTTTGTGCGTTGTCGGCCAAGATTGCTAGGCCAGTGGCGACTGTTGTAGCCAATGGCAATGTCCGGAAATTGGCTTCCGAAATCAGCTTGGACCAGACCGGTGTATGGTGTCCTTGATCGGCGCTGCCGACATACAGATCGGTCTGTTCGCCTGTGCCGACAAATGTCGCGAAGAGGCCCTGCCAACCATAACCTGCATCTCGCGTTGCCATTTTGAAGAAATAGCCGAGATACGGAGGCATACCCGCACTGCCATTGGTCATCATCGCGCTAAAACCCGTCGGTCGCGCAACAATGTCCGCAAGACTACCAAAAGTCGCCAGTGGGCCGGTATTCAAACGTCCAAGGCCAGTGGTTGAGGAGAGTACGACGTCGCCTTTACCCGTGATCTGAGACCAGTCGTGGCTATGAAGAGCGTTGGCTTTGTCTGCGGGATTGAATGTTCCCGTGGTCCAGGCCTGATAGCCATTGATGTCGAGGCCGCCAGTGCCGACCAGTTCAAACCTGCCGTTAGCATAGGCCAGCCACCGACCGGCCTCTGTACCAAAATAATAGACTCCGGTTGTCGGGTCACGCCCTGCAATAACATCTCTGAAGGTGGCATTCACACCCAAGGTAGCTTTGCCAGCCAATGCAACAGCAAGCCCCGTGATCTTCTCCATGCCCAGAGCCGGAATGCGACCAACGGCGAGTACACCTTGAGCGATATCATCGGCGTGATGTTGGTGTAACAAAGCCGCTTTGGCTGCCAGTGCTTCAACCAGTCCGGTGATCTGGGACATTGTATGGGTGTGGACGTCAGCTGCCTTGCCTGCGAGGGCTACTGCCAGACCGGTGATTTTTTCCATGCCCAAAGCCGGAATGCGACCGACATTGAACACTCCCGACGTTGTATCGGCTGCATCGTGTTTGTGTTCGAGCAGGGCAAAGCCGGACAAGGCCGACAGTGCGCGCTTGAGCAGGCGCGGCGTAATGTAACGCCAATTATCAGTTCCGGCGTCCGTTTCGGCGTCGGTGGCGACTTCGGTGATGCCGGCAACGGTTTCGCTGGCCGGTGGCAAGGTGAAACCAACAGGGCCGAACTCGACCTGATCGGTGGACAGGGCCACCAATTTGGAATCCACGGCCAAGAGCAGCATGGCGGCGGCCGATTTCTCGATGATCGGGTCCGGCTGGCTGTAGACGGCAAACAGGATGCCGGTCGAGGTGTAGAGACCAAAGGCCCGCATCGGATAGGCGTCATTGCCTTCATCGCGGATGGTGACGTGCAGCGTATCGTCAGACACCACATCACCGGCCATGGTGCCAAGCCGTTTGCGTTCATCCGGTAGAGTGACCAGATCGGCCAGAGCGGTTGAGATGTGCTGGGTCGAGACACCGATCTGGGACAGGACAAAGGCATTGGTGCCGGTGTTCTGGGCATTGATCAGGGCGGCGCGGCCCGCATTGGTAATGGTGATGGTGAAACCGGACATCGGTCAGGCGGCCTCGGACAGTTGTAAACGGCGATGGATGACGGGGCGGGCCGCTGCGATCATGGCGATGCCGCCACCGGCCTGAAGGCCTTGGGTAACGGTGAACCAGGAGCGGGCTGGTTTGGTGCGGGCGACCTCTTCGATCACCTCTTCGATGAATTGTTGCGTGGCGGTTTGGCCATCTTCGCCGGTGACCGTCAGGACCATGTCAAAGGTATGGGGCTGACCCGGTGGGTCCATCTGCCACCATTCCCGAAGAGCGATCTGGCCGCCAAAGGCTTGAACCACGGCACGCACAGATGCCGCCGAACCTTTGCGGCGGTGCAGGTCTATCGAGTTGCCAATCAGGTTGCGCTTGATCCGGACGGACCATGACGGGTTCCAGCTGTCGACCGAACGGGTAAAGGCCAGCCAAGGCAGGAAGCGAGGCGGGCAGGTTTCGACATTGACCAGATCGCGCAGATCGACCGGCATCTGGTCCAGTCGACGGCCCAGCGCTTCAAGCGCACGCTCGAACGCAATGGCATTAGGCGGCAGTAGAGATTTCGGATCAGCGGCGCGTAAGGTCATTCGGCCAGACCGTCATAGACGAGGTTGATGCCGGTGCATCGGGCAGCCTGAAGCGGCGTGACGACAATCGAGGCTGCGGGCAGCTGAAGGTCCACATCCTGAACGCCATCGGGACAGAGGGCCGCGGTCAGGGCGGCACGCGTGATGTCGCGTCCCAAGCGGTAGGAACGCGCCAGATAGTCATCGAGCCGGCGGCGGGCCTCGGCCATCACCACGTCGCTGTCGGGACCGGTAAAGGTCTTGATGCGGGCCAGAACCTCGAAGGTCAGGATTTCGGCGGACTGGACGATGACGTGATCGGTCAGCGGGCGGACATTATCATCGGCCGCTACGGCCATGACGCGATCCAGCAGAGGCTGGTCGGCAGTGCCGTCGTCGTTGCGCGACAGGACCGTCACCAGAACATGGCCAGCCTGCGGGGTGATACACGATGCATCCAGCACCAGAGGAGAGGCCTCGCGGGCAAATTTCACATAGGCACCGGCGGGACCGGCAACCGAGAACCCTTCCGGACCCATCATGGCGCGTTCGCGTAAACTGTCGTCGCTTTCCATGACGGCGGGTGTGCCGGTCAGCGGATCGGCCGGTGTGATCTCCATGCGGCTTGCAAACGGAGCGGCCACCACATCGAGGTCGGCACCGGTGGCATAGGGCAGGGACATGGCCTTGGCGGCATCATTGATGCGCTGGCGCAGGTTCAGCTCGCGATAGGCGAAAACATGGATAAGTTTGACCAGGACTTCGCTGTCGTCCTGAAGGACGGGAGCAGTTTCCGGAGCAAGAGCGATCAGGTCGGATTTCAGGCCCGCGACGATGTCTTCAAAGTTCAGGACTTCGATAACGGCTGGAAACGGGAGCCGTGACAGGTCAACGGCGGTCGTGCCGCCAGCAGGGCCGGAATATTGGGTCATGGCCCGATAGGGCCGTGCGAGACCTAAAGGGGCGAGGCTGCGGTGTTGTCAGTTCCACCCGGCACAACAACGGGCGGCGTTCTGCAGCCACGCCATGTCAGTTTAAGTCAGTGAACTTAAATTCCGCTATGGGTGGAAGGCAGACATCCTATCTGCCACAATACACGTATGCACATCTCGCACTGTTGGATCGCTCTATTCGCCTGTCTCGTCGGGTCAGGATGCAGAACCCCGCAAAATGAACATCCCCAATCGGTGTATGCAGGGTGCGCTTCGCCGGTGACTAGGGACACTGCAGGCGTCCTGTATGTCTGCGGTCAACTGAACGAAAGCACAGTTCAACTCGCGCTAGATCAAATGCGCCCGTCCGACCGTGAGATTGTTCTGACGTCCGGAGGCGGGATCGCTCAGCAAGCGATAAAACTGGCTGAAGCGATACGCGCACGACAGATGACCGTCCGGGTCCGAGACTTCTGCTTGTCAGCCTGCCCTACATATGTGCTCTTGACCGCGCCCCGAGTGCTGGTTGAGCCAAACGCACTAGTCGCCTTTCATCACACTGGCGCATTTGCATATGACGTGATTGGTGCGCGAACTGGCGCGCCTGCGTCACACCCCATCTTCGCTCAAGCTGACCGCGAACGCGATTTTTTCCGCACCGCCGGCTTGTCGCCTGATCTGTTGGACAGGTTGGCGCTAGCGGTTGAACCGACTTGCATGGGGGTGCGGGTGCGAACCAACGGGAGTGGCAAGGAGATGGTTCTCCTCTATCGCTGGGCATGGTTTGTTCCGGAACTCGACACAGCCCAAGCCATGTTTGCTGACAGGTTATCAGGCTACTGGCCCAAGTCAGGATCGGAAGCTCAGACGCTTTTGGAGCGTCTGCGAAGTGCGTCCAAACAGACGGTCCGATATGGCGAACTACCGATAGCGATCGACCCCGCATCGCTTGCTGTCACGCTTCCTGAGTGTCCTCGTTCATAAGTCTGCAATGGGTCGAAAGCAGATAATTTAAGCGTCTGCACTTTGCCACTCAACAATCGATCAAAGTGCCGGTGAGGGTCAAAGCCGTCCTTCCATGTGGGCATAGACGAGGTCCATGGCGGATTCCTCGTCCGTCTGGCTGAAGCCGAGTAGCTCGCGCTGGGGGTATTCGGTTTCGGGGCCATCAGGGACAACGCGATCCTTCAGGCCATAGTGGTGGATGCGGGCGAGGCGGCTGGCGCGGCTGGTGAACTCGACATAGGCCTCGTCCATGGTTGAGCCAACCTTCATGTGTTTGGCGGTGCGCAGTCCAGTGAACATGGACTGGGCCTTTCGCCGGACACTGCCTCTGCGGGCTTTGATTGCCCCGGCAATCGGCCCGGGATCGGCACCACCCTCTGCGGGCAGGTGGCGAGCAATGCGGTCGGCGCGGAAGGTGCGCAGGCCTTCGGCTTCACGATCAAAGCCGATGAGCATATTCCCTTTGCGGACCCAGCTGCGCATATCGACCAGACGTTCGTCGCCGCTGCCTTTCCGATAGAGGAAACGGATGGCACGGCTGGCAGGTTTCTGATCCTTGCGTGGTTTACGCTTGGGCCATGGTGAGCCGTCTGGGGCCTTCTGGGCGCGGATGCGCTGTTGCTGGGAACGACGAAGCTGAAAGGCCAGCCTGCGGGTCAGGCGGCGGCGCTCGGCGTCATCCAGCCGTTCCAGATATTGCGAGACGGCCTCGCGATAGATCAGGAGATCATCCGCGCGATCGGTCATTTTTTGTCTCCCTTACTCTCGCGTGCGACGATTTACAGCTTGAGGGCATTATGGCTCGCCCTATCGCTTCGCCGCTTGAGGGCATGATCAGCCCACTTCGTGATCGCAGCGAGCGATCAGTTCATCGTCCAGATAGACTCGATGCAACGGTGCGGCTTGTTCAAGGGCGAAGGGAACAGGTTCTTCAGGGCGGACCATGTCATGACCACCATCGGGGCGAAGCTGTAGCGAGACAGTTTCATTCAATGGAATGCGAAACATGATGTCGGCCTTGCCGTCATCGAGCAGCTCGACCTCCCAGTCGATGCCACCTTTGTCGGCCGTCAGAGAAAGCAGCTCCGATTGCCAACGGGCCAACCATGCCACTAGTGGCACGGTAATCTCGTCCAGAGACCAGGCACAGTCCACAATGGCCATTACTAGGGTGTAGTTATATTCGAACCCAAGTCCCGGGCGAGCCGTAACAACAAGGCTTCCGCGTGGGATTGCAAAATGCATATCGGCAGGGTTCTGACCGATCCCCCGATGGGACAGGGCCGCTGTCATATGTGCCTTTAGGCTGTTGAGCTTGCGCATTATTCTTGCCCTAACGCAGCCGACGCGGTCGGCTACTGCTTGAGGGCATTATGGTTTGCCCTAGTGCTTTCAGATCGTTCTGCTGGCCGATCAGGGTGTCCACGGCCAGTTGGCGGGCGGCATCACAAGCCAGCAGCGCCGTGCCGCGCTGGACCAGAAGGGTTTCTAGATCTGCTGCTGTGACTACACCTTCAGGAAGGCGCGGCAGATGGCATGGATTAGCCGCCTGATCCGGTATCGGGCGAAGCGGGGGTGTCGCTACAGAGTGCGGGCCGGAGCTGGCACAGGCGGTCGTCAGCAAGGCGCAGGCGATCAAGGCGGGCAGGGTCAACGGGCGTGTTTGCATCAGGGGCCTCGGCGGCAGCGGTTGCGGACTGGAAGGCGATCTGTTCGGCGGCTCTGATCTGGATGGTGACCTGTTCGACACGGCGCAGAGTTTCGACTGTGCCCGCCGCCTCAATGCGACGGGCGGTGGCGTCCTGTTGCGTCTGTTCACGCTGCTGTTCGGCGCGGGCCAGACGTTTGGCCGACAAGTCGAAAGGGTCGAAGCGGAATCCCAGACCTTCCAGCGCCATCAAGGCGAACACCAACAACAGAATACCGGCCAACACCGACAGAGCGATGCCGACCGGCGAACGGAAATTGAAGGTACGGCCCGTCATGGATAGGCCTTGCGGTCGAGTTCGAAATGCGGGCCGTCGCGCAGGCGCGGCCAGTCACCACCCCAGATGATTGGGGTGTTCAGTTCCTTGGCGGCCTGTTTGAAGGCGGCGGCGATCTTGGGATAGAGCGGCCAGTCCCAGCGCACAGTGCCATCCACCCATGCCGCGATATCGACGGCGTGGCCGGTCAGATGACGGCTGTTCTGGGTGCGGCTGGCACCGGCCTTGACCAGTTCCTTTTGTCGCGCCGGTGTGCGCAAGCCTTCGGTGATGGTGAAGTCGATGCCGGTGATCTGGATGGCGCGTTCGACCACGGCCACCAGATCAGGGTGTACGCCTTTCATGCGGTCGCGCGATCGCTGGCTGAGGCGATAGGTCATGGTTTGTTTCCTCTCCATGCGCGGACAAGCGCGATGATGTGTTCGGCGGTCGGGCCGATCAGGTAGAAGGCGATGAGGGAGCCGAGCAGCACGATCAGGCGTTCGGAGATCGAACGCAGATCACCTTCGGGCAGGCGGGCAATCAGGGTGTGCAACTGGTACAGAATCCAGATCGTCACGCCCCATGTGAACAGGCGACGCCAAAACCATTGGGCCTCGGGCAGGGGCCGGCTCATCGCGCTGTGTCCTTTTCCAAACGCGAACGGATCCACGCGAGATCGTCCTGAATGTGTGAAACACGCTCTTCCATGCGGGCAAAGTCACCGCGTGTGATGGGGGCGACCGTGGCTTCCATGGCTTCGACGCGGCTGAACAATCCGCCGATAGCGATGGCCACGATGAGGATTTGCACCCCGACCGCGAAGCATAGCTGGAGTAGGCTGATCGTGATGGTGAATGGGGACTTGTTCACGTCATCAGCTCCATAGCTGGACCATGGGAATGGGCGCGGTGCGGGTGGCATCGGCGGGCACAAGGACGGTTTGGTCGTGGCGCAGGAAGCAGCCCTGATCGGCAAGGCCGGGGTTCAGGTTCAGCACCTGCTCGACCACAGGGGCAGCACGGCGAAGGGTGCGCCAGACCAGCTGGTCGACGGTTTCGCCCTCGATGGCAGCGACAGGCAGGGTGCGGGTCATTAGATGACCTCGGCAATGATGCGGGGACGGCCCAGAAAATCGCGGACGGCATAGGTCACGTTGCGTCTATGGACATCGATGTCGGCGGCCAGTTCCTCGACCCGCTCCATGCCCGCCGAGCGGGCAGACTGGCCCAGTTGTCGATCGGCAAGGTCGGCAGCGATGACGGAATGGACGGCGCGGGTCCAGCGGATCACATAGTCGCTGGTGCCATCGACCTGATGGCGGGCCGGAACATCGGCCAGTGTGGCGTGGCCGGCGCGGGATTGATCCAGTCGCCAGCTATCCAGTTCCGCCATGATATCCAGCACCGCATTGCGGGTGACATCGCGCAGGCGTTCGGCTGTAACCGTCTGGTCGACACGCAGTGACTGGCGCAGGTGGTCAAGTTCGATGTCCGGCCAGAAGGGACCACAGGCGATGTTGCCGCCCTGTGGGGCTTGACCAGCAGCGGGAATAACAGGGGTAGGGTTGAAGGGACCGGTCATGGCTGGCTTTCATTTTGGAAGCCCTATCGCTCGTGACGCGGTCACTCGCTGCTTGAGGGCGGCCTTACTAAGTTTGGGAGCCTGCCGGCCCTTCATTTCACGACCCGTCCGGATACGGGGTGGGGGGCTGGACGGACGAGGCAGACGGGCGAACCCGCTGTTGTCGGTCCAGCCCCGCCCCGAGCGCCGGGGGGCGAGGTCTTAGGCGTCCTGAGACGCCGTGTTTTCGGTCAATGTCTGGTCTTCGGTGGCCGTTTCTGCTGCGGCCTTGGACAAGGCACGCTGCAGACGTTCGATGTCTTTCTTGACGCCGACACGCGGGCATTTTTCGATGGCGGTCATGTAGGCGCGCAGGGCGGTTTCCTGACGGGCCTTCAGATCGGCGGCGTCTTCTTCATTGGCCTCGGCCAGAACCGCACGGCCCATGGCCTTGTGCAGCTTGGCTTCGACCTCGTCATGAAGATCGACATCATGGTCTTTGACCAAATCCTGAAGCATGGGCAGGACGGCCGCTTCGAACCCAGCTTCCTTGGCCACACCCAGATCGTAGAGGCGGATGGCCTCTTCGCAGATCTGGTCGATGGCAAAGGTGATCGGGTCGCGGTTGAACTGTGCCGGCATATCCAAACCATGGATCATGGTGTGTTCCAGCATCGGCAGGGCGTTCATGTAGTCGCCCACGTCGATCGTCCACGCCATGATGGTGGTGAAGACCTGATCCAGCGGGCCGCGTTCGCCAGCACCCGCCGCCAGCACGCCATCGCACCAGCCCTTATAGGCGGGCAGCATCAGGCGCTTGGCCTCGACCTTGCGGTCGGTGGCTTTAATGTCCTTGAGGCGGCGACGGTCGTCTTCCAGCTGTATGACGATCTTGGCCACATCCGGAGACAGACTGATATCATCCATTGGCGAGACATCGGCAGACAGTCCGGAAGCCGCCAGAACCGCACCGGCAGCGGAGGCGACCAGATAAGCCTTGCGACGTGCCGCCGGTGAGGTGCGGCCCGGTTGCGGCGAAGGCACAGGTTTTTCCGCCCTGACAACCGGAGCGGTCATCAGGGGGCGGCGACGGTTCAGGATTGCAGCCTTGGCCTCGGCTTCGGCTTCAGCTTTTTCACGGGCCTTGGCTTCAGCCTTGACCTTGGCATGTTCGGCGGGGGACATGATCGATTATCCGCTAGAGTTCAGGGATGGGATGAGGAGGGCGATCAGCCCTCCTGCACCTCGATCTTTTCGATCAGCAGGGCGAAGTCGTAGTTTTCGACGACATAGGCCTCGTTAACCGACTCATACGTCTCGACGCGGTTGCGCTTGGCATTGTCGACGATGGTTTTGCGACGGGTGTTTTCCTGTTCATAGATCGACAGGTTATCCAGACGGGTGATCAGGATGGTGCCCGCCGGGAAGAACGGCACCTGGGCCACCTGTTTGCCGCCCAAGGTCTTCTTGGACATCAGGATGTCAGCCGCGATCTTCTCGGTCGGCTTGTCCTCGCCGTCGACCATCGGGAAGTATTTCTCGTGCAGCAGACCGGCACCGACGATGCAGACCAGTTCGGTGTCGCCCTGTACCCATTCCGGCATGAATTTGGCGATGGCGTCATAGACCAGGGCGTCGAGGTTGCGATAGTCGCCGCCGGTCGGCTTGACGAGGATCTTGCCAGCCGCCGCCGTGCCTTCGTCAAAGACATGGGTCGGGCGGTTCAGACGGATCTGTTCCAGCCAGCCGATATTGACGTCCTGCAGTAGCGGATAGGTCGCGCGGTCGGTCTGTTTAGCAGCGGTCAAACCGTTCCAGCCGATCATGATGCGGTCGCGGGCCTGCTGCTGGGTGACCTGATTGCGCAGGCGGGTCTGGAAGTCCTTGAACTTAGCCCACAAGTCCAGCTTGGCATAGGTGACGTGGGTGTCCGAGTTGGTCTGTTTGCACTCGTAACGATCGGCATCCAGCGTGGTCGGGTCTTGGGTGTCGCGGTCCTTGACGTCCGTATCGGTGCGGCCTGCCAGCGTGCCGGCAATGCCGAGGCCAAGTTTTTCGCCCGAGGCCTCATCGACTGGCACGATGTTGATCTGGCCGAGGAAGGCCGAGCTTTCGCGCTGTTTGTCGATGAGGATTTGCTGGACCGAAGGGTCAACGGTGAACTGCTTTTCACCGATGACGGTGCTTTCAGCGACGTTGTTCAGTTCGGCCTGACGCGACAGCCAGGTGGTGTAGAGCAGGCGGGTTTTGGTTTTCATCGGGACGGTATCCGGAAAGGGGGAGGCTGTTCAGGCGTGAAAGGGGAGTCTGGGCGGATCAGCAGTCGGTCAGTTCCATGCCGTCACCGCCGGCATGCAGCGGGCGGGCGCGGTAGGCGTTTTCCGGCGTGGTCTCGAGGTCGGATTTCAGCGCGTTGAACTGGGTTTCCAGTCGCGCGAAGCGGGCATTGGTGTCCTGCTGGCCGTCGGCGATGACCTTGCCGATCTGGGTGCTGAATTCCTTCAGCGCATTGGCCAGTTGGGTATTGTCACCAGAGGTTTGAACGGGCGCTTGGGTCGAGGCCTGAACCGAAGCCGGATTTACCGGTGTGTCGTTGGTTTGGCCAAGGGCGCGGGCGAAGACATTGGCGATCTTCTCGATCACGGTTTCAGTCGGCTCGGACTCTTGTTCCAGTTCGAAGCTGGTTTCATGCAGTGCGCTGAAGACGCAGGTCGGGGTCTGCTTGCGGCGATCCAGATCGGCCTTCAGGGTCTTGGCGAAGGCATTGTTTCCGCTGTGGGAGAATTGCAGGGCTTCGGTGCCGAGCGAGGCAGGGCTGTCGGTCGCAGCCAGACCCATAAGATAGGCCTTGCCGGTATTGGCGAAGTTCGGCTCGATCTCGATCGAGGTGTAGATCTTCTGGCGGGCCTTGTTGAAGGTCACCAGGTCGTCGGTCGGGTCGATCTGGGCATAGAGTGCCAGACGTTTTTCGTCCTTGCCGTCGATCTTGATCGTATCTTCCTGAGTGCGAACAGCCAGAACATCGCCATAGGCCTTGAACGGGCCATCGCCGGTATAGCCGCGGATATGTTCCATGTTCACGCGGGCAGCATAGGTTTCGCGATTATAGGAAGATGCGGCCTGTTCCAGCCATGCGCGCTCGATCGTGCGGCCATCCGAAGCGGTGGCACCTTCGACGGCGACGCGGAAGAAACGGGACTTGTTGGCGGTCTTGTCGGCCATGGCGGTTCTGTTCGGTCCTGAGGGGGCGCACCGTTCGGGCGCGGAATAGGACTGCAGATCACCGCCATGGCATGCCAGTTCTCAAGGTGCCGTTGTTGTCAGCTCCACCCGGCACAACAGCAGCCGGTGAAGGTGATGAGGCAGCGCGGTTAGCGTCCGCGGCATGAGACAAAGGCCAAATAAGAAAGATCTGCCCAAGCCGGGATCGTCGGACGATCTGGGTGCGATCCTGTCGTCCTGTGACGGGTTCGGGTTTCCGGTCGCGGCCATGCTAGATGAGCGGCAGGCGGCCAAATACCTGTACTGGGCCAAGTGGCGCCTGACCGACATCGCACATCTGTTGGGCCTGCCTGAAGGCACGGTGGCCAGCTGGAAATCCCGTGAAAAGTGGGAAGAGGCCGACTCCCTGACGAAGATGGCCGGGGTCACCGAGGCGCGATACGTCGCCCTGACCATGAAGGCCCAGAAGACGGGTCTGGATTTCAAGGAAATCGACCTTCTGGCACGACAGGCCGAGCGGTTTGCTCGTATCCGTCGCTATCAGCAGGCGGACGGGCATGAAGGCGATCTGAATCCCAAGGTCGCCAACCGCAACGCCAATCCGAAGAAGAAGCCAGCGCGCAACCGGATCACGCCCGATCAGGTGCAAATCCTGAAGGATGCGCTGCTGAAGCAGTTGTTCGGGTATCAGGAGCTGTGGTGGTCCAAGCGCGAACTGCGAAACCGCGCCATTTTGAAATCGCGCCAGATCGGGGCGACCTATTATTTCGCGCTGGAAGCCCTGATCGTCGCGCTGGAGACGGGCAAGAACCAGATTTTCCTGTCGGCGTCCAAGAGCCAGGCGCACGTATTCAAGGGCTATATCCGCGCTTTTGTGATGAAGGAGATCGGGGTCGAACTGACCGGCGATCCGATTGTCATCGACCGTGGCGAAGACGAAGACGGCAAGCCGCTGGATCAGCCCGAGTTGATCTTCCTCGGCACCAATGCCCGCACGGCGCAGGGCTATCACGGCGACTTCTATTTTGACGAGTTCTTCTGGGTGTTCGGTTTCGACACCCTGAAGAAGGTGGCCAGCGGCATGGCCATGCAGAAGCGGTACCGGAAGACCTATTTTTCGACGCCGTCATCGGTCACGCACGAGGCCTATAAGTTCTGGACCGGCGAGGAGTGGAACCGGCGCAGGCCCAAGGACAAGCGGCAGGAGCTTGATGTTTCATGGGCGGCGCTGCACCACGAGGGGCTGATCGGTCCGGACAAGGTCTGGCGTCACATGGTGACGATCGAGGACGCCGACCGTCTGGGCTGTGACCTGTTCGATCTGGACGAACTGCGGGACGAATATTCGCCGCCGGAGTTCGACAACCTGCTGATGTGCGGCTTTGTCGATGACACCCTGTCGGTGTTTCCGATGGCGATGCTGGCCCCGTGCATGGTGGACCCGCGTGACGATTGGCACGATGTCGATATTGCCCGCATCATTCTGGGGGCCGGTCGGCCCTATCAGGGCGAGGTCTGGCTGTCCTATGACCCGAACGGCGATGGCGAGAATGCCGATGCGGCGGGCCTGATCGTATTGGCCCCGCCCACCAAGCCCGGTGGCAAGTTCCGCGTGCTGGAACGCAAACAGTTCAAGGGCAGCCGGTTCGATGAACAGGCCGAGGTGATCCGCAAATATACAAAGCGGTATCGCGTCACCAAGATCGACATCGACAAGACCGGCATCGGTGATGCCGTGTTCCAGCTGGTTCAGACCTTCTTCCCGACCGTGACTGGCCACCAGTACGACGCCTTCCTGAAGACCCAGATGGTCTACAAGGCGCTGGATGTGATCCTGAAGAGGCGTCTGGAGTTCGACGCCGAGATGAAGGATCTGGCCGGCGCGCTGATGTCCATCCGGCGCACCACAACGGCATCGGGCCGCAAGGTGACCTACGAGGCCGGTCGCACCAAGACCGCAGGCCACGCCGATCTGGCATGGGCGCTGCTGCAGGCCCTGTTCAACGAACCCATTCAAGCCGCCATCGGAGCCGAGGGCGGGCAGACTTCCACTGTGGAGATTTACGGCGATGACTGATGCCGCAACCGTTCCGGCCGATGCGGCCAAGGGTGCCAGCCCCATGGCTTTCGCGCTGGGCGATGCCGAGCCGGTGCTGAACCGTCGCGAGCTGATGGAAGGGCTGGATTGCTGGGAGATACAGGGGCAGGGCGGCCGCTATTATCAGCCGCCTTTACCGATGGATGTGTTGTCCAAGGCCGGCAATGCCACGTCGCACCACAGCAGCGCGTTTCGGGTGAAGGTGAACCAGCTGCTGCGCGATTTCATCCCGCACCCGATGCTGGACCGCCAGACGTTCGAGGGGATCGTGCTGGATCACCTGGTGCTGGCCAATTTCTATGTCGAGCGGGTCGATAACCGTCTGGGCCGCCCGATGAAGCTGAAGCGCAGCATGTCGCGCTATACGCGGCGCGGGGTTGAGGATGACCGTTTCGTTTTCCTGTCAGGCTGGAACAAGGAACACTGGTTCAAACCGGGGGCGGTGTTTCAGGGCATCCAGCCGTGGCTGGATCAGGAAATCTATGGCGTGCCGGAATATCTGTCGGCCCTACAGTCGGCCTTCCTGAACGAAGGCGCGACCCTGTTCCGCCGCCGCTATTACATCAACGGGGCCCATGCGGGGTTCATCATGTACGTCGGCGAAGGCGGCCTGACCGAAGGCGATGCCGATGCCCTGCGTCAGGCGATGAAGAATACCAAGGGCGTGGGTAATTTCCGCTCGATGTTTGTTCACCTGCCCAACGGCAAGAAGGACAGCATCCAACTGCTGCACCCTGGCGAGGCAGCGGCCAAGGACGAGTTCATCGGGGTGAAGAATACCACACGCGACGACATCCTTGCGGCGCACCGCGTGCCGCCCCAGTTGCTGGGCGTTGTGCCGGCTAATGCTGGCGGGTTCGGCGATGTCGAGAAAGCCGACGCCGTGTTTTACCGCAACGAGATCCAGCCGCTGCAGCAGCGGTTCTTGGCGATCAATGACTGGCTGGGCGTGCAGGTGGTGCGGTTTCGGGAGCGGGATCAAAAAGTCTCCGCCCAAACAACAGCGTAGACTGGAACTGGCGACGTTGGCCTGAAACATGAGGCGCGGTCTTCGCCGAAAAGGCGGGGGCCGGGGTGTTAGCGCACCCAAGCCGCCGAGCCGGAACTCAGCACATAGGGGGATCATGATCCCCGTTTTGCCCCGCCACTGTTCGAACAGCGGGGCCACCTATTGTTGAGTCGCGTATGTTTTCAACGTCTTGTAGACCTGTCGCCCCTGTTCACCCGATTGCGCCGTGGATTGGTGGCAAGCGCGGACTGGCCCGCCGCCTGTGCGCCATGATCGAGGCCACGCCGCATGATCTATATGCAGAGCCGTTTGTCGGCATGGGCGGAGTGTTTTTCCGCCGTCGCAGCCGCCCGAAGTGCGAAATTGTGAATGACTGGTCGGGCGAGCTAGTGAACCTGTTCCGCTGTATGCGGGCGCATGCCGGGCCGTTGGCCGATCTGACGGCGTGGACGTTTTCGTGTCGGGCGGACTTTGATCTGCTGAAGCGGGCCGACACGTCGATGATGACGGACCTTCAGCGGGCGGCGCGGTTTATCCAGCTGCAAAAGATGGCTTTTGGCGGGAAGGTGACGGGTCAGGCTTTCGGTGTGAACAAGGATGGAAAGGCGCGGTATCGGTCCAGTCAGGTGACAGATGACCTGTTGGCGGCAGGCCGGCGTCTGGAAGATGTGACGATCGAGAACCTGGACTGGTCGGCCTTTATCGCCCGCTATGATCGGGAAGGGGCGCTGTTCTATCTGGACCCGCCCTATTTCGGGTGCGAGCGCGATTACGGCGACGGGTTCGGGCGCGAGCAGTTCACCCGCATGGCCGAGCAGCTGGCGGGCCTGAAGGGGCGGTTCATTCTGTCGCTGAACGACAGGCCAGAGGTGCGCGAGATCTTTGCTGCATTCGACATCGAGGCGGTCGGCACCCATTATGGCATTGCCGGTAAGGGGGCGCAGGCGGCGCGTGAGGTAATTATCACCGGCTGCTAACGACATAATGGCGGCTCCATTAAATCGGAGCCGCCTTTCAAAACTTAGCAGTTTGTGGTTGCCCGCAGAAATGCTGGGTCGATGCAAAGTGGAACCTTTGGGTAGTGAAGCGGCCTAAGCACAACGTAAACGTGAAGTCTCGTACTCCTGTAACCGTGTTATGCGCTTGATATGGTCAATCTGTATCGCCAGACATCGGATGCCCAGACGATCATGAAGTTATGCAACGCCACGAGCAATCTGGCGGGCAGACTGGGGACAGGTGAAATCGGGCGGGATGGATCCGCCATGATTGTGCGAACCGAAGCGAGATCACGCGTGCTGTCTATTGCACGGTGGGGGATGCCGTCTTCGTCCAATGCCATGTTTCATGCAGCATCGCGTACAATGGAGAAGCTGCGGGTCAAAAACCGGTCTTTGAATTTTGCCGAAATCAGGCGGTGTGAGCCCGATCGGGGCGTTATGACCATCCAGAACACTATGGGGCAGAATTGGGAAAAATGGCTGGAGCCCGAACATCGGTGCCTTGTGCCATTTACAGCCTTCTGCAAGCCATCAAGAAAGCCGGATGGGAAATATACCGATATCTGGCTGCGCCTGGCGAGCGAGGGGCACGAAAAGATCGGGTTTTTCGCCGGTATTCATATGAAAGGGTGGGAAGGTGTCCGTGATAGCAAATCCGGGCGACAGGTGCTGAATCTGTTTGCGATCCTAACGACTGACCCAAGCCAATCCGTTCAGGAAACCCCGAGGGCTATACCGGCCATTCTGACGACAATGCAAGAATATGAGACTTGGCTGAGCGCACCGTGGCCAGCTGCGGCAATGCTGCAAAGAGCAGTGCCGCATTCTATGATCGTGCCGGTTTAATGGTCCGGCCCCATTCAGGTTTGATGGAAGCTGCCGCCTTCGTTTTCCCAGCGATCCTTGGACGCGTCTTTTCGAACGCACGGCGTATTGCCATCTAGAACAAGCCGAGTTTGCGTGACTTTACGCCATTTCGATATGGCATTCACAATCACGTGCAGCGGTGCGGGTCTATAGAGGATATGTCTGTTAAAGGGCTTTAGGAAGCGCCTGTCTGGAAGAGGCATTGTGATTATCAATTGCTTTCAAAGAGGTGTCGATTTCGGGCCATCTCCCGCGCGATTGCCTTGCGGTTACGATGCCGGGCACGTCGATAGATGTAGAGGCCAGCAAGCGTGCCTGAAGTCGTAGAAACGACCCCCGCACCTAATGCGACAGTCTGAGGCAAGCTGTAAAAGAGCGCAGCGATATGGCTGCCTAATAACCCGATGGTTGCGCCGCACAGCCCCGATATGAAGTAGCCTCCAGTAGGGTGTGGCGCATAAAGCTCGGCTTTTGCTCTGGCCGCTTTCAACGCTGCGTGCCGGGATTCATTTACAAGTGTGTGTCGTGACATAGCGATTTTTCCTGAAAGGGATCGACAAAGGCACGGCACACACACGGTAAAGGCGACTTATAGTGTCAGCCCTGCGGAGGGCAGGGACCTTCCCTATTCGTCACCCAACGCCGTTAAGCGCGTGTAGCGGAATCCTCGCGAGGATCCTTGCCCTTTTGCGCCGTAGTTGCATTACGGTCGGTAGACTTCGGCGTTACGAGGACGTCAGGTTGTTTGCCTTCGTTTTCGCTCTTGGCCGACTTGGTATTTTGATTTTGGTTTTGATTTTGCGGGTTGTTGGTCATTTTCATTTTCCTTTTGACCAAACTGAAATGGGTATTAATTTTACATTTTCAAGGAGAGACTGGATAAATAATGGAATTTAAATTCTTAATATATTAATTCTGCGAAATATTTTCAAATATAGACGGCGATTATAGATTAAGCTTTGCCTTGCTATCTTCGCGTAATTTTTACATTCCCGCTGTCAACAGCATGAACAAAAAGAGAACAATTATCTTGCGCCCTGATCCTTTTCGCTCTTAGGAGGAGCGAAAGGAGATGCAGCGTGGAGATGATGTTACGCGGCGCGATACCGCTGATGCAGGTCGATCCGGCCTGTTTGGTGCCGATGATGGGTGCCAAGGTCTGTGCCGGTTTTCCGTCGCCTGCCGATGACTATATCGAGGAGGCGCTGGATCCTTCGCGCCTGATCATCACCAATCCGGTCAGCACCTTTCTGTGGCGGGTGACGGGATGCTCGATGATCGAGAGGGGTATTCTGGATGGTGATTTAGTGGTCGTGGACCGCAGCCTGACGGTGAAGGTGGGTGACGTGGTGGTGGCCATCATAGATGGCCAGCCCAGCCTGAAGGTTGTGAAGCGGCGGGCAGGACGGCTGGTGCTGGATTTCGCCAACAAGGCTATGGGCCATTTGCAGCTGGATGAAGCCAGCGAGGCCATTGTCTGGGGCGTGGTCACTTGGTCGCTGACCCAGCACCGGAAGCTGTCGTGAACCGGGTCTATGCGCTTTCGGACGGGAACAGCTTTTATTGCAGCTGTGAGCGGGTGTTTGACCCGAGCCTGATCGGCAAGCCGGTTGTGGTACTGTCGAACAATGACGGGTGCGTGGTAGCGCGAACGCCCGAGGCGAAGGCCATGGGCATACCCATGGGTGTTCCTTGGTTCGAGATCCGCGACAGCTATCTGAAGGCGGGCGGCAAGGTCCGGTCGTCGAACTATGCCCTGTATGGCGATATGAGCCGCCGCGTGAATGCCGTCTATGAGCGGTTTGCCGACGAGGTCGAGGTCTATTCGATCGACGAGAGCTTTCTCGATCTGTCGCGGTCGCCGGACCCCGAGGCCCATGCGCGGGCGATGCGCGATACAGTCCTGAAATGGACCGGCATTCCGACCTGTGTGGGGCTGGGGCCGACGCGGGTGCTGGCCAAGGCGGCGAACCATCTGGCCAAGAAGCGGGCCGAGATGGGCGGCGTGTGTGACCTGACCGATCCGGAGCGGCGGGCAGCGTTGTTGGCCACTCTGAACATCGAGGACGTGTGGGGCATCGGGCGGGCGCTGTCGGCGCGACTGGCGGCACACGGCGTTCGCAATGCGGCCCAGCTGGCGGCCATGCCACCCAAGTCGGCACGGCAGATATTGAGCGTGACCGGCGAGCGGATCGTGCTTGAGATGTCGGGCGTGCATTGCTCGGCGCTGGAGGTGTCGGCACCGGCCAAGAAGGGCATTGCGGTGACGCGATCCTTCGGGAGGCCGGTGACGACGCTGGCCGAGATGGAAGAGGCCGTGCGGACCCATGCTGTGCGGGCGGGCGAGAAGCTACGCCGCAACGGGCGAGCCGCACCGCATATCCAGGTGTTCTATTTCACATCGCGACACCGCAACGCGCCGCAGCGATCGGTGGCGGGCATCGAGCATTTTCCGGTGGCCACGAATGACAGCATGGCGCTGGCTGCCGCTGCTGGCCGCGTGGCGCGGCGACTGTGGGCCGATGGGTTCATCTATGCCAAGGCGGGCGTGATGTTGGAGGGGTTGATCGATCCGCAGGACGCGGTGCCGGACCTGTGGCACACGCCGGATCCGCGTCGGGCCGAGTTGATGCGGGCTATGGATGCGGTCAATGCACGGTACGGCCGCAATATGCTGGCACCGGCGGGCGTGACCTATCAGCGGCCCTGGTCGTTGAAGCAGGACCTGCGCAGCCCGCGCTGGACGACACGGCTGGACGAGGTGCCCGCCGTGGTTGCGAGATGA